TTAACGAGCTGTTTTGGCCCGCTTTTTTGTCTGCTTGCGCCCCAGCAGCTCCCCTAAATACTGTCGGTTATGGGCGATGGCCGGCTCGTCGGGCCGCAGTGCCGCCGCCTTTTCATTGTAATCCCACGCCTTTTGGTAGTCGCCCAGCCGGTCGCAGCACAGGCACAGCTGCAAATAGGGGATAAAATCATAGCATGCCGGGCTGTAAAACCCGCCCCCCTCTATCCTCGGCCGCGCTGCCGCCTGCTGGTACCAGTACGCTGCTTGGCGGTACTGGCGCCGATTTATAAACAGATGCCCAATATCGCAGCACACCTCGGCCCGGGGCTGGTCGTATAAAAACGAGCTGAAAAGCGCCTGTAGCGCGCCGCTGGGGTCATCCAGTGCACGGCAGCACTGCGACAAGGTGCGGCAGGCCTCCACCTGGTTTTCCACCCACCCCTCGGGCCGCTGTAAAAAGGTCTGCAGTTCCTTTTTTGCCCGGTCGTACGCACCGGCATAATAGAGCTCCCGCCCGTAGTAAAATTGCTGTCGCGGGTCAAACGGCTGTCCCTCCCGGCGCATGGTCTCAAAAATGCGCAGGTTGCGCCCAGGGTCGTTGCGGTGTAGCTTGTGGTGGGTGATCGCCGCCTGCGTATACAGCACCTTGCCCCGGGGCTGTATCACTTCATGCACTCGCCCCACCCAGTGAAAGCCCATACTGCGCCGCAAAATGCGCTCCCGGTAAAACGAGAGCGTCGGCCGCCCCAGCTTGTCAAAGCCAGTATTATAGCGCACCATCAACACGTCGGCGCCAATACCTTTTTTCTTTATCCGCAGCAGCTGTCGCAGGTCATCCGGCAGCACGATATCGTCGGCATCCAGCCACAAGATATAATCGCCGCTGGCTTTTTCAAACGAAAAATTGCGGGCGGCGGCAAAATCGTCGCACCAGTCAAAGCTGTACACTTTATCGGTGTAGGCGGCGGCGATCTGCGCGGTGCGGTCGGTCGAGCCGGTGTCGACGATGATCACCTCGTCCACCAGCGCCCGCACGCTGTCTAAGCACCTCGCCAGCACTGCCTCTTCATCCTTCACGATCATGCACAAACTGATGCTGTCTGCCATGGGGCACCTCCAGATATGTTTTGCCCCCAGACTATGTAAAACAGTGCCCCGAGGTGCGCCTTTGGTCACTTTTGGACACCGCGTGTAGCATCGGCCTATGTTCCCGTACCGGATGCCCGCACATTTTTGCCACTGTGAGATTTTGTAAAAAGGCCTTGACCTATACGGTGAAAAGCACTATACTAAATAGGTAACCAAAATCAAATATGCAGGCGTAGTTTAGTGGTAAAACATCAGCTTCCCAAGCTGAGGTTGTGGGTTCGATTCCCATCGCCTGCTCCATCAAAAAAGCGCCTAACCATGCGGGTTTAGGCGCTTTTCCTGTTTCTGTAAAAAAAGCGAGTACGACTTTAGTACGACACTTTCCCCAAAATAAGATACCGATTGCTTGCCTTTTTTGAGATGCTAGGGCTATTTTACTGTTCCGCATTGACATGATCATAAATCACACGCTTTGCTACAGTACGTATTTGATCTTCTGTCCCATTTATAGGACATACGTTGTAGTATAATTACAGGTGTAGTAAGGAGGGAAGATATGAACAGAGGAGATTTATTGGAGTTGCGAAAACGTTATGGGGTTGTTGAATGGGGTAAACGAGAGGTAATAAGAACAGGGAAAAAAATAGTTGCAGAATATAATCCTAGGACAGGCGAAATAATGCATTATTGTATCCAGTGCATAGACCCTGAGAACAATCCAGATTTAATTGCCGACGACTACTGGCTTCTTCCTAAGTTTTACTTTAGGAACGCTTTTAAAAATGGGGTGAGATTTTGGGGGGAAGCAACGGGGCATGCGCCTCATCGTCTTCTTAGCAATAAAAACTAAAAAAGCCCTCGACCGTCTTTTTCGATGGCCGAGGGCTTAAACTAAGTGCTATGTACTTTTAGTAATAGAGCTCGTTTACCCTATTTTGTACCGCCTCTGCATCGTAACCGGCAGCAGCCAGCCGAGCTTTGCGGTCTGCACCGTTGCCCCAATTGCCTGCATAGACCTCACGGGCAATATCATCGAGAGATTTAGAGGGTGCCGGCGCAGGGGCGGGGTCTGCGCCGTATAGGATCTCGTTCACCTTATTTTGGACAGCGTCGGGGTCATATCCGGCAGCCGATAGCCTGGCTTTACGATCAGCGCCGTTGCCCCAGCCCCCGTTTATAACCTCTCGAGCGATTTCATCAATGGATTTTTGCGGGGCCGGCGCAGGGGCGGGGTCTGCGCCGTACAGAATTTCGTTCACTCTATTCTGCACGATGCTCGGGTCATATCCGGCAGCTCTCAAACGGTTTTTGCGGTCGTCACCATTGCTCCACTTACCGGCGATAACCTCACGCGCAACGGTATCTATATCTTTACCCGGAGCAGGTGCAGTGGTAGAGCCACCGCCCATGTATGCCTGGATCATGTCTAGGAAGCGCTGCCAGCCCAGGTCCAGGGTACGGTGCGGGCAATACTTGCCGTTGTAGTCCTGGTGTTTGGTCACACGATCGATGCCCCAGCCGCGCTCTTTGAGCAACTGGGCGATGAACTCAGCAGCACGCTTTTCGGCAGCATCAAATTTGGGACCGCCAGACAGACTGTAGCAGATTTCAATAGATATGCCCTGCCGGTTACCGGTACCAGTTGCGCCATCTCCTGCGTTCCAGCTATTTCTATCGAGCGGCAAGCCCTGAATAATCTCTTTGTCGTCAACGGCAAAATGGAACGATACCTCGTTATCATTGCGCTGCATATAGGCGACCTCATTGCGAGCGCTGGCATCGTTGGCGGTATTATGTACGACGATCCTTGTAGGGTTCATTGCATACGGACATTTGGTATTGTACTTATTCTGTGGGAGATCGATTTTTACGACATTCATAGCTAGTCCTCCTTTTTAGGGCTTTGGTAGCCCATTGCCTTTTTGCTATCACTCAGTCCAGCGGTGGTGGGGTCGTTCACGATGCCCCACACCGATACCACAACCGACACCAAGATCACCGGATTTTTAACGGCCTGCACCAGGATCTCTCCCAGGGCCGCCCAGCTGGTCATATCGCTCCACTGTAGGCCTAGATAAGCCAGGATAGGCAGCACGATGGCCGTCGCCAACTGTGCCCAGAAAACCGGGTTTTTCGTTCGTACTTTCCAGTTGATCTTCATGTTGCTTTCCCCTTTCTAAAGTCCGATTTGGGCCAAAATAAAACCAACAAGCGCAGAGACGGCAACTAGGATAATCTTGTCGACAAGATTATCCCAGCGCTTGCCCGACTTGCTGGTTAGACTTTTTACATCGTTTTTTATCTCTTTCACATCGGTTTCCACGGCTTCTTCGCGCACCGCTAACACTTTGACTGTGCCGACTAATTCGTCAAGATTGTCTTGTCGCTTTTCAAGATCATCAATCCGGTGCGCATTAGACTTTGACCGCCCCTCCACTTCCGTGATACGCCGCTCGTGCTCAAAATCCATCTGCATCACCCACCACTTACGTGCGCTTCCGCCCACCCCTGCGGGTATGCGCTGGGGGCGTGTACGTTATGGTCTATCTTAGACCGGTATACCTGTCCATCCTCGGTGCAGCAGTCCCCCGTCATGTAGGGGCTGGTGGCCAGCGCCACAAACGGCAGCGCCTTGGCCGGATCGGTAGACCACACAAAGCCCCACTGTGCCGGCAGCTCCTCTGGCTCGGCGCTATAGATATCACTGTCATAAGGCTGCAGCAGCCGCACGACGCGGCCGGCAGTGGAGCGGCATACAAAACCAGCAGGACGGGTCAGCATGTTTTGGGTCGCCTTGGCCGCTGCAAAATCCGGGATATAGCCGTCCTCCGCGTATAGCTCGGTGCCCGTCATGTCGGCGGCCCGGTCCTGTAGATCGAGGGCAAGGGCCTGGCCCTGTCGTCTCATGGCGTCCAGTACAATATCTTTTTGGGTCATATGCTATTTACCCCCTGTTTGAGTGCGGCGGCAAGCTCGTCCCAGGTCACTGCCTTATCGGACAGCGCCCGTATTTTGGCCTGTAGCTCGGCCTCCTCCGCTGCTTTTTTGCGGGCCTCCTCTATTTCTTCCAGTTCGGCGGCAGTATAGAGGATATAGCGGTATATGTCCTCGTACTCGTCCCAGGCCTCCGCTGCCTCTACACCTGGCTTGTCCACGATCCACTCCACATCTTTTCCACCATTGGGGTATTCAGCGATAGTTTCAAAGTGTCCCTGCTCCTCTACCGCCTCCACGGCCTCGTGGTGCGCTATGAGCACCTTGTCATTGACCAGATAGCCTTTTGTGTTGTCGTAGGTTTCCAGTTCGTTGCCCTGCTCGTCCAAAATCCGCATTTTGACCTCCTTTAGGCAGTCCTGCGCCAAACCGCAAGTCTAATACCCGGGGGTTGCACTGTCAGCGCTTGGCCGTATGGTTGGTTGCTGTCCTGCATGGACGTAAAAGCCCAACCGTTAACCGCCCCGAATGATGTGTTCGAACCACCTTGACCAGTTAAATTCAGCCGCACCGCTGTCCTAGCCGGCAAATTAGACTGGGCAATGGCATTGTCCCACGATCCGAAAGTAGTCCCCATGGTACTACTAGCAGCACCTGCGTAAAGATAATAACCATTAATGCGCGTCCATGTGCCGCCAAACAAGGAGGCCGGGGAGGTGTTGCTGTATGATATATAGATACTGTTGACGGGATATACCTTGTTAAGCAGGTTTTTGCTGGTGATTATCTCAATCCACGGCCACCAGTTGTCTTGCCAGTCCCGCAATGCCCTTGCATATAAGGTTTGGCCCGCGGTCCAATGTCCCGCAATCTCTACCGATCCACCAGCGCCGAGGCCAAACCCGAGCACCGACAAGTAGTCAGCCGGCGCACCTGATACGTCGGCCGCCACATTATAGCTATAGACGCCGCCCCTGTTGGCTGTGCGCCCGATCTCTGGCGTCTGTCTGCCCAGGCTGGTGAGCGCTGTGTGGCTGTGCGCTTTGGCGGCGTATTTGTCCGGTAGTGCTGTGCCCGCCTCCACGATATTGCCCACCGTGTCGATGGACCCGCTCTCGTGCATTTTGCCGATACCGATACCGGTCTGGGTCATGTGCATGGTGGGCACACCGCGGTCTATGGTGCCCTCTGCCGTCGCACTGGCCAATAGGTCAGCGGTGGTAAAGAGCAGATAAAAGGACCTGTCAAAGGTAAAACCGCCGGTGCCCAGGTCGCCGTCGACATAGCCGATATACTTAAACTCCGCTCCCTCGGTGGTGATGGGTATGGTAATGCTGGCCGACAGGTCTTTGTCTGCGGTACCACGATACTGATAAGAGGCGTTTACCGCGTTATCGACCGCGCCAAACGATCCGGTCCACCACACCCCCTGTAGCTCCAGCTGGGTCTTGGCATCCACACCGCTGTCCCGGCGTAGGGTCACCTTGGTAATGCGGGGCGGGGTATAGGGCACCAACACTGTCAGCCGCTCTATTACCGTCTGGTTTCCGCGGCTGTCCACCGCCGCCACCCGTATGCTGCCGGAGGTCACTCCCGCCAGCTGCATGGATACGTCAGCGGAGACCGAGTATGTGCCGGATATCGAGGCGCCACCGCAATACAAGATATACTGCTTGATGGTGGCGCCGGTGGTGCTGGTGGCCTTGCTGTCCACCGGCACCGTGGCCCGCAAGGTGCTGTAGCCGCTTATCAGCTGTTGATCGTTGCCGGTCAGCGCGGTGGTGGCTGCGTTGATATCCGCAAAAACAAAGCCGGTAAAGACCGGGGCGGCTGCGGCCGCGTCTACCGTGGCATTGCCAGTGGCCTGGACTGTGCCGCACAGATGGTCATAGTGATAGCAGCGGCAGACGATCTTGGCAGTGGCGGTATTGCTATTGGGTGTCGCGGCATACTCGGCGGCAATCTCGGCCGCAGTGGGGGTGTAGGCGTAACTGGTGCCCACGTTGGTGCCGGTGCGTATCTTGGCGCTACCCACGTACAACTCCACGGTGTGGGTCACCGCCGACCGGGTGCGGGTCAGGGTCACCGTGTACCCGCTGCCGATGGTGTGGGCCGGCGAGGAGGTAATGGTGCTCACTCCCGGTGCCGAGGCAGTACCGGATTTTTCGGAGGTGCCCAGCGACCGGGTGTAGTGGACTGCCGCACAGGTCACCTTAAATGTCACGCTATTGGCACCACCCATGGCTCCATAAATGGTGCCGATCTCGGCGGTGGTCGGGGTAAAGGTGTAAGCAGCACCCACGCCGGAGGCGGTACGCACCAGGGTGCTGCCGGCGTAAAACCGCAGCGTGTGGGTCACCGTCGCCCGGTCTCTGGTGATGGACAGCGCCAGGCTGTCCCCAACCGTCGTGTTGGGGGTCGTGGTCAGAGTACTGCCTCCAACCTGACTACAGGTAGCGGTGGCCGACTTGGTGCCTATATTGGTGCTGCCCGAGTAGGTGACGCAGGTCACCGTAGCGGTGGCGCTGGTGGCGCTGCCCATGGCAGTGTAGATAGATTTTACATCAGCCTCTGAAAAACTCCATGTCTGGCTGGTACCCACGCCGGATGCCGTCTTGATGGTGGTGTTGCCCACTTTGAGGGTCAGCGAGTGGGTAAAAGACGAGCTGGCGCGGGATATGGACACCGTCACGTTGTCGCCCGCCTTAAATGCCCCCATGGAGGGGGTGCTGGCTCGGGGAATGGTAGACAGTGTATAAGTACCGCTGGCCTGGCAGTAACCGGGGGAGTAGGAGCTCGTGGGACTAAATGTAGACGATATGCCGATACTGCCACCGCCAGCGGCGTCATGATATACCCAGGCGTCGCAGGTGGCCAGTACCACCTTGCCGCCCGCTCCGATACTCACGACCTTGCTAAAATTATGCTGTCCGCCGTTGATGGTGACCGTGCCGCCCACAGCGCTGATACTGTCCCAGCTGCGGGTGCCGGAGGTTAGCCACACGTCTACCCGCACGATGGAGCGGTTGTTGGTTACATCGGTCTGTATCTCGTATACGTCCAGGTAATAGGCATAGTTGCCTGCATAGTTGGATACTGATCCGTTAATACGTGCCAATATCTCACCTCCTAGTCATTGACCACGAAAAATGCCCCGGTATCTACCGGTATAATACGCAGCGCCTTAGAGGACTGCCCGTATCTTCGCACTGTCAACTCGTCCTGAGCAGTAAGGCGCGATATCAGAGCTTGGTCTTTGGTCAAATATACTACGTCCTGTCCAGTATCCTTGTTACGCACTAAAAATTGTTGGTTGTCTATTTTGACTGCGAATGGGTCCCCGTTTGCATCTACCTGAAGTCCCCGTTGAGTAACGGTGACCCCACCAGCCTGTATCTCATTTTGCGCCTGTTGCCAAGCAGTGCACACCAGCCCCTCTTTCACGGTGATATCGGCCACTGTGAGAATGCCGTCCCGCACCCAAAACTCCACTTTGGCAGTGATGTCCTGGGCGGTAAAGTTGCCAGTACGTTCTACCCATTGATCGTTCGGGGGCAACTCTAGTTGGCTGCCTCCAATATGCACTTCTGCTTCTGTCTGCAGTCCGGCTTGGAGCTTGTACCGAAAATACCAGGCATATTGCCCGCCGGGTACCGTCTTGATGGTTTGTGAAAGTCTACCTGTGTGTATCGCCTCGTCAGCCAATATAAAGGCCCCACCGGCGGATGTGGCGTTATACACCGCAGTGGAAGTATCGCACACTACTGCACCATCGGTTGTCCAGTCCTCTAGTCCCAGACGAGCCGAACTGCCGAATACCAAGTTGTCGCCGCCAGTCCTTTGCATGGACAACTGGATATGCTCGATACTCTGTTCTAGCTCGCTTTTTACTTCTTTTAATTCTGTACCGGTGATATAGGTATGGGCAATCTCGCTGCGCAGCACGTCGGCTGACTGGGTCACTTTGCTGCCGATGAGCTCGTCAGTCTCGCCTCGGGTATAAGTTTGCTCCACTCTCGAGACAGTAGTGTCCAAATCACGTTTGATCTCATTAACTTTGCCGGCGGTCTGTATGCTGACCTCATCCAGCGCGGATATACTCCCGCGTATCTCTCCCTCGATGGTGAGCGGGACGGTCGATAGGGTGATTACGTTGCTTTCTGGTGCGTTGGGATACTCTCGATAAGCCACCACTTGATGTGTCTCTATCGTACCCCGCCGCCGGTCTATCAGCTTGACCTTGTCGTGCAGCCCTATAGCGAGTCCACTGTATGACGGGTCTATTTTTGCCAAGTCTGCGACATCCAACTCATAGCTGCGGTTCGGCACAGCCAACTTGGCCAACCTTAATATCGCGTCGTCTTTAAGCGATTGTGGATTGGTGTATCGCTCATCCCTCCAAACGGCAGATATGACCTTGTTACTATATGTGTGGTCTTCTATATAAGGTACGCCGTCGTTGACCGAGGCGATGTTCAGTGCTTCTCCCGTCTTCTCGTCTGGCTTGCCGTAGGGGTATAAACGGGTCACCATTTCGTAGGTATCGCCTTTCATATCCACCCGACGCAGATTGAGCTGGTCGGTAATGTACAGATTTTTAGGCTGCTCGTTTTCTGGTTTCAGCACGGTGATGGACTTGGCGGCAGTGTCAAAACGATAGGTGACGCCGTATACCGACTGGCAGTGCATTACCACATCATATGGGGTGCTGTCAGACAGTTCAATGCTGCGTTTAATAGATACTAGGTCGGCGCCGACCGCGTACCAGCCGGTATCTGCCAACAAAAGCATAAGCGTGTCACTAAGGGTTAGTGTTGTGGACACAAACGCGGGTGCAAACACCCTCTGCTGTAAAACGTCCAAATCAAGCTCGGCCACAAAATCTGTGTGTACCAGCTGCTCGTCTATAGACTTGACGATGTATCTCTGCCCTTGGCACTCTACCGGCAGTTCCTCTTTGATATGGGGATACGACGGATGTTCAAGCGGCACGGAAAAACTTAATTTCTGTAATCCGTTTGATTGGTAGTCTATATGATGATCTACATCTATATCTACCAGTCCACCCGGGCCTGTATATCTGATGCCCAGTATTACCACCTCCCTCTATAACTGATGGTCACCGTGGCTCGAGATAAGTCATCGGCGACTGCTGTAAACTCGCCCTGCGCGGCCGGAAAATCTATGATAGACACCGTGTCAAAGGCGTTTGCGCTGTCTATCTCGACTGTGCGTCTTGCGCCATCTACAATCAGCGTCTTGCCCTGCGGCAAATTGTGTATGGTCATACCGCACACTGCGTATTCGGCTAGATTTTCCAGCGCCTCTACCGATATTGTAAGGTAAGTTTTTTGCGGGCCGCTGATTGCTATATTTTGCGGGCTTTCGGAGAGCACAACACTAACTTCTGGCCCCCATATCACCGCGTCGAACACGCAGTTAAGCAGTATCATGCCTGGCAACAGATCGGTTAGGGTGTAGCTGTGCAGTATGCAATCGTACTCTTTTTGGCGGTCATCCTCGAATATCACGTTACACTTAAGCAGCCGCTGTTTGAGTTCTAATGCTAGAGATCGTGCTGCCTGCACATCGGGGGTTTCTATCAGCAGATCGATAGATAAGCTATATAAGCCCTCTTTGGTGTCCGTATAGGTGGGCAGCAAGGCACCACCACCCTGATAGGTGTTAGGGGACAAGACAGCCGCCTCCACCTTATATGCCGTGCACGCCGCCGAAAAATCGTCAAGCACCACCTCCACACCGGCGGAATATATGCTCTGTATCATCTTATCCTCCTAGCATTGCGGGCCTGCTGCACAGATACGTGTGGCGCTACCGCATACCCTATTTCTTTGCCATCCAGATTGATTTGTGTATACACTGCGACTTCCTCTCCATTGGAAGCAGGACCGTTTTTGCCTTGCATATAGTCGCGGTTTTCTTCTGCCGTGAGTATGCGTTCGCCCTTGTGGGCGATAATATTATAGCCATCATAGGGCACGTAGGATAGACCGGTATACTGAAGTGAACCGGTTGCATATGGGTTATATTTCCCCTTTGACACATTTTCTTCGTATGTAACTCTCATTTTTTTTGCGGTTGGATTCCACTTATCCCACCAACTTTTAACGCGATCCCAATATGTAAGAATTTCTCCTGTTTCCAGATTCACATCGTCAGATAATCCTTTGTAAGCATCCCCAAGTTTCTTGATGCCTTCATCGCGCGTTTTATTAGCCTGAGAGACAACAGCGTCTTTTTGGCGTGTAGCCTCTTTTTCTATCTTATCCGCTAATGCCACTGCTTCCGCAGAGCCTTCTTCTCTTAATTGCCTAGCGATATCCATCTGCTGTGTATACTCTTTTTCAGCGTCTAAAATCTTTTGGTCCCGGGCCTCGTTAAGTACCTTGACCTGCTCAGCTGCCATTTCAGCAGTAACTTCTATATGATTATCTTTCCAGGTCTGCAAAATAGCTTGCGCCTCGGCCTCGCTTTCGGATAATTCGACAATAGCCATTTGAGCGCTTTCAGCTTTTATGCGATTGACCTCATCTTCTTCTGCCTGAGTCAGTTCCCGATGTTCTGCGGCAGCAGTCTCATAGATCTCTTTTATGCGCGCTTCATTTTCCTCAATTTTCTGTACTTTGGTCTGGTAACTAGTCTCTAAAATTTGCTGGGCCTTTGCAGCATCTTCCTCGGATAACAGCCCCTTAGCTGTCACATGCTGTTGTAAATTGGCTAAATCGGTGTCATACCCCTCTTTTAGTTTGGTTTTTATGGTGTTCGCCATGCCGCTGTAAGTCTGCACCATCTGCCCTGCAGTCTCTTGCGTAATCGCGCCACCAACCACCTGCTGATTAAGCAGTATCTGCCCCATCTGCGTGTCCATATCCATATACGCTCCAACAGCTTGTTTGGTAGCGTCGCTGATAACGATTGTATCTGCGGACAGAGCAGCCGCCATATAGTCGCCGTGAGCCATAATGTTGCCACTGGCATCTACCATGCGACTTTCAAACAAGTCTATAGTAGGCACGACCTCCTGTGACATGGCCACGTGTATGGCTGTTCCGGCCAGCGCCACGCCGCCCAAGGCGGCGGCTATTGGACCAAGAGCTGGCAACAAGCCCCCCACTGCTCCTGTAAGACCGCCTAGTCCACCGGCACCCGCTGCGGTGCTCGCTGCACCTCCCAAGCCTTTTAATGCCCCGGCAACATTTGAAAATGTAGTGATACCTTTGCCCACTGTACTGATAGCCGGGCCAGCAGCGGCAGCTACCAAGGCAAAATTAACAGCCATTTCCTTTTGAGCAGGGGATAAATCGTTAATAAAATCGGCTACTCCGCTCACCAGATCGGCTACCTTAGAAATAAGTGGAGTCAAAGCGTCGCCGAACGCGATAGCGGAGTTTTTGAGCTTGTTGATGGAGCTGTCAAAGTCCTCCGCTTCGTTCTCAGTAGCTGCTTTAAACGCCCTGGCCGCCGATCCGGTAGCCTCACCCATGGCTGCTATCTTCTCGCGGAGCACGTCGCTCTGCTCACCGCTCAGCGTAAGGGCGAGAGTTTGTCCCTCGATAGAGCCGATGTAGGACTGCAACGGCATGCCGCTCTCGTCGGCCGCCTTGACGATGGCGTCGATAGTGCCTTGTAGGCCTAGCCCCTCTATCATAGCCTGTCCACTCTCATACCCCAGATTAGCCATGAGTTCGGCCATACTATCGGTTGGTGCCATCAAGGCCTGTAGCACACCGCGCAACTGGGTAGATACCTCTGCCGCATTACCGGTTACGCCAGTTCCGGTGGCCATGACGCCAAAAAGTTCCTCCTGCGACACCTTGAGTGTGGCCGCCAGAGGCACCACGCGCCCCATACTAGCCGCAAGCTCTGGATAAGTGGTCTGCCCCAGCTTGACTGTCTGGAAAGCGAGATCAGACACCTTCTCGTTAGCCGCAGCTGATGTATCACCATACCCTTTAGTAACCGCACTCAACAGGTTAACACTATCTACTAGTTCCGCACCGCCAGCTTTTGCTCCTTTGGCTGCTATGGTGACAAGATCCATCGTTTCGGCGCTGTCACCGTAGGCAGAAATGACCTGATACGTGCCCTCAGCGATCTGGCTGGACGACATGTTTACGTCGTTAGATACCTGTAGTACGTTTTCGGACAACTCTCTTGTGCGGGCTTCAACCTGCTGGGCATTGCCATCCAAAAGGGTCTTTACTTGGGCCATATCCTTTTGGAAATCCATGGCGAATTTGGCCGAGGCGGCTCCTGCACCCATCAATGGCACTGTTATGGCTTTGGTGAGCGTGCCCCCTACTTTCTGTAGGTCCTGGCCCACCTGTGCGGCCTTTTTGATTTGCTGGCTAATACCGTCAGCCTGCTCTTTTGCAGTCTGCTTTGCCTTTTCCATCTCGGTCTTAAAGCTGTCTAGATCTACCGCTATCCGTGTGAGCAGCGGCGCAAGCTCAATGCCGCCTGTTAATGCGCTCAATGTACCACCACCTTACTGTGCCGCCTTACGGCGGTCATATCCGCTTTGGTCTGGGATAGCCGCCATATGTCTTTTAGCGTCTCGCGGCCCGTTTCCGACACCAAAAAACTGTGTACCCAACTCTCTTTACGCAGATACAAAAAAGCCGACAGCGGTAACGCCATCAGCTCGTTAAAATTTAGCCCCGTGTAATCTTGCATACGCTTTAACTCACGGGTCCTGCAGTCCATTTCTTTTTCCCATTCCTCGCAGGCAAAATACTTTTTGATGATTGCCTCGCCCACGGGACCGTCAGGGATGGGCAGTTTTAGTTTGGGTCGCTGACGGCGGCACTGCCCGACTTGATAAGTACCCCCAAAATGGCCTCTACGGCGGGTTTGGGTAGCTTGGCTAGCTCCGTTGCCGTGAAGTCTCTACCCTCGGTGTTGTTGCTCATGGCTCGGGCAACAAAGTCAAGCTGTTCGTCTAAGGTGGTCGCTTTGCCGCCTAGCTCCTGCCACATTGCATAGGACAGGTCTTTTACATGGACTATTTCTTCCCCGATTTTTACTTCGAGCGTCTTGTTGAGATAGGTGTTTAAATCTAACATTTTGCCTCCTAAAAATGCAATAGAAAAGAGACCGCCTAAGCGATCTCTTTTTGTGTTATTGGACCTTTTCTATTGATCTCCCCAATATCGTTGGGTATTCTCCATCAAGGCCTGAGTTCGTGCCATAGACCTGAACCAAATCCGCCTTTGCAAAAGTATTTCCAGAGGCATTCCAAACTGTGTATGGTGAAATTTTTTGATCCTCTAGAGTGTATTCTCCGTTATCGTCAATAACAACGATGGTGAGTATCTCTATGTTGTCTTCTGTGTGGATATCATAGACCATACCTATAAATTTTACATTCATACCGATTGGGGTATTATCACCAGACAACAGCTGCCAGTTTGCCTCCACTGCCTCTCTCTTTAACTGTTCTAATTCCGCCTGCTCTTCTTCCTCTGTTTTTGGGTCAGGGTGATCTAATTTTGTTAAATCACTTTCACTAATTTTCTCGACGCCCTCTGCCAAAATGACGAGGTTTCCATTTTTATCTATATCTGGCCTACCATATATACGGACGGTTTCACCGTGTGCCAATTTTATCATAAGAGTGCCCATTTCCGCACACACTTTAAATGTGTCTTCTTGGCCGTAATTCTCTTTTTGAACTACATTTATCTCTGTAGGGTAAGCAGCATTAGACGACTGCACCATATCTTTCACTTTTCCCTCTACAAAAACTTTTTCGGTTTCAAAGTCTCTATCCAAATCTTTCTTGGCATCGGCTTGCAGGTCTAGATCAAAGTAATCTGCTCGCACATACTCTGCCCGCTCTTCTTCAGTCAGCTTTACTGTGCTGTTCTTATCCCCACCACATCCCGCAAGTGACAGCGCCATAAAAAGCGCCAACACCGCACACAAACACTTTTTCATTTCACAAAACCTCCATATTATGATAAACAAAATATATCACAATTAGAGGATATGTACAACCTTTTAGGCAGTCTTCACGACAATTTTTGCCGAGCCCGCCTTAACGGCTTTGCCCTCTGCATCCCGCTCCACCACAACGATGGTCTCGCCGGCGGTGAGACCCGAGATATTGCCGCCGCTGGGCAACTCAGTATAACCGGTACAGTTATCACCTACGCAAGGCACATTGACAGTAGGACCGGCAATATAGGCCTGAGTATTACTACCGCCGGCCGCCGGTGTGACGGTGATATTGGTATCACCAGTGGCGGTGCCCGCAGCAGATTGTACCGTCAGGCCGGTTGCCTCTATGGCAATCTCCTCCTCAATTTCAGCCAAAAAGTCCTTGATATAGCTGATGGCGTTGAGAGTGGCGTCGACAGTCAGCTCATTTTCACCGAACTGTAGCGAAAAGCCGTTGCCGCCCTGGCCGATCATCGTAAACCGCAGCTTGCGCCCGTCGTCTTTGGTGTGGACAAACCGCACCATTACGTTGCGCAGAGAGCCTTTGCCGCGAAACGTCAACTTGCGGGTCCCGGTGGCCGTATCCTCGGCAAACACTGCCGTAGAGAGCAGCGCGAGCTTGCTCAGGTCCCACGACAAGATACCGGTTTTGGCGGTGATCTCCTCATTTTTGATAACTGTTTTAACAGTGCTGCCATACTGGTTTTTGATGTCGTATCGGTCGGGCTTGTACTCCGCCGAAAACCCCCCCGAGCAGTGGCCTACGTTGTGGTCTTCGGTCTCGATGACCGCATGGTCGGGGATCTCTTTGCCCGCAAACTCGTACATATACAGTTCGCCAGCACCAAAGATGATCTCATCTTTTTTGTCCAAATCATTACCTCCTTGCATATCTGATGGTGTATATCTGCTGATACTCGTACCGGTCAAAATCGCTGTTATACAGGCAGCCGCCACCAGCAAGCAGGCACCTGACAGCGTAACTGTCACTAAGCAGGGACTGGCCTTGCACATCGGTATTCAGCCTGTTTTTTACCTGCGCGGACAAGCAGGCTGCCTCATCATAAGATGGTGATATGATCTTGAGTGTAAGCATACCCGTGTGCACTGTGCCAGCGCTGTCGTCGTAATACTCATACACCAGATTAGGTTTGCTCAAATCACCGGTTTTGATGGGATGGATAGCGTTGGGCACAAATATTCCGGCGAGATATTCGCACAGCAGCCCATATATCTCAAGTTCCACTCGTGCTCCCCTCTCCCAATAGCTTGCTGATCTTGCCCTTATTTTTTTCGATGGCTCGCCGCATAAACGGGTTGGGCTTTTGGCCTGCTGTCTTATGCGTGTTTCCCTTGGCGTCGGTATACACCCATGGTGTCTTGCGGCCATCTCCGTCCTCGGCATATATGCCAGTGCCTTGGTGGACATATGGGGCATACTCCATGACGTTGTATAGGGTCAGTGTGATCTGCCCATTGTCTACGTCCACCTGATGGCCGTTCGCCGCTCGTAATAGGCCCATGTCTACCGGCGTCTCTTTTTTGATTTGTCCCTCTAGATACAGCCCGCATGTTTCGGCGTTACGTGCCGCCAGCTGAACCAATTGTGTAGCAGCTCCGTCTACACTATCACAAAACGCTTTCTGGTCATCCATCACTGCCGGCCAGCTCCTTTAGCCGTACCATCTTATAGCGGCCACCTACAGGCATGGTGCACACCTTGTACTGCCGGTTATCGGCGCATACTATTACATCGTCGGTCTTGGCCGCAGTCTCCGCAGATATGCCGATATGGCTCGTCACATCGCCCTGTACAGTCTGCGATATCCTCAGAGTATCGTCCTGATAGATAGCCATATCAATCGATCCGACCGATTGCAAGCGCTGCTCCACGGCCCCCGTGGTAGGGGACCGAATGGGCACGTTGCGCAGCAGCGACACGCGCTGCATATTACTCATAATGCTCACCAGCTAAGCCTCCTCGCTCTATTGAGACGCCTGTGCAGCGTAGCGGGCAGGTCTGTGCTATATGTGTAGGACACCCCCGAGTAGCTCTCTGCCGATATGCCGTCGCGCCCCAGTGTGTTGTAACGGTGCAGCAGCAAGTCGGCCAGCAGCGCCACGTGCTTGCCCGTTATCTCCGGCATACCGCAGTACTCGATAAGTGCGGCGCTTTCCAAGGCGTACAGTGTGTCAAACTTAGCCTCTGCACTCGGCTCAAGCCCTACAACAATGCTCTTAACCTGCTCCTTGACGGTGTCCATTAGGCTCCTGCTACCTCTTTGGTATTGACCGGAGCGGCAGTGGTGTTGATAACGTTGACCTGGGTGGCGGGCTCATCCACGTACTCGATCTGTGCGGTGACAGCCGACTTGTCGCGCAGGACGCCAGTACCATATACCATCAGGCCGCGCACGCCGTCGGCAAAGCTGCCCTCTAGGCGCATGGCCTCCATCTCGTTGAGCTGTTTGCCGTGGCCAGTGGCTGCCTTGGACAACGCTATAATCGTAGTTTTGCTGGTCGCTACAGGCAGCTCCTCAGACACGCAGATCTGCAGACCGGCAACAGTCTGGCCCTCTACGACACCGTTTTCCAACACCTTGGGATTGGGTGTAAAACGCACATCCTTAGAGAGCAGGCCCAGATACTCGCTGTCGATGACGGCGTAGCGGTTTACTTTGGGCACCTTATTTTTGTTGAGTTTAGTGGCCATATCGACCAGCAGGTCATAGGCGTTTTTACGGTGAACCTGCTTAACGCCCAGTTTGTTGCCAGCAGCGACGCCATCGGCAATAGTTTTAAGCACCGCCTTATCAACAGTCTCGCTCATGGCCGCCGATGCCTCGGCCACTGTGGGGTCCACGAGGTTACCCGCGGCCTGTACCTTGTCCACATCGTCAACCTTAAAGGCAAAGTACTTTTTCTGATCCATGTTGAGCTCGACTTTGGGTACATCGATCTCGTCCCACTCGACGGTACCGGCATAGTCTTTGGTCGCTACCGCGCCCACAGTGCCAAACACGATCTTGTTGCCCTCGATGCGGGTAGGGGCGGTGGTGATGACATCTGCCAGAGAGCGGTTGTGGTAGTTTTCCAGCAGCCGCGCCTCCCATATGGTGGGGATAAAATTGGTTACTGCCATTTAAAAATCCTCCTTACAATGACTTCTGGATATCGCCCCAGTTGGCGTTGATTTGGTCTACAGTCATACCACGCAGCTGTTCGGGAGTAAATACAGGCTGCGTGGTTTGGGTTGTCAGGGTGTTGGGCGAGGTACCGATCACGCCAGTATCAGTCTCAAACTGGCCGGCATAACTCTCCTGCAGGGACTTAAAAAGGCCCTCCTCGTCATCGAGAGAGCCCTTTTCGTCCAGCTTGATATTGTCTGCGCCATATTTGTACAGCAGGTAATCGGGGTCTTTGGCTCCGCGCTTGGTAGCGGCGGTCAAAAAGGCGTATTTTCCCTTATCCGCGGCGCGGCCAGCTTTTTCGTCCTCTAGCTGCTGTTGCAGAGCAGCCACGTCTACCTTTTGGGCATCGGCTAACTTGGCGCTCGCCTCGTCCCTCTCCCTTTTGATGGTGTTATACACCTCCTTGGGCACCGTGTACTTGGGCAGCTCCTTATTGATCTGGTCGACTACAGTATCAATATCAAGGTTGCCGTCCTCGGTTTTAGGTGCGTCTCTCAGTAGTTTCCTAAGCCATTCCATACTTCTACCTCCATAGATTATTATACTGTCTCTCACAGTAGGGAGTAGCTGCATTTATGCCCAGCGGCCAAAGGGCGCAAAAAAGCACTGGGAAATCCCAGTGCTCTATTGGTGATCTTCAGGTGTACAATCTTCCACCGGCACATCTCCACCGTCAATGGTAAGGGGAGGGTCTTTGATTAGCTCCGGTGCTTCCTCCATGCTATCCCAATTTATTTTTTCTTCCACTCGCTATACACCTCCTCGATAATCTCTCCTATCCTTTTAGCGACAGGTCTAGGTGTGGGGTTGTTGCAATATTCTGCCCACGCCTCTGCCACAAACTCTCGCACGGGGTCCTTATTGCTGTTTTTCCAGGCGTATTCAGACAGTGCCTCCGTCATTTTGGGGCCTTTTAAGGACTGGAACAAATCTATGACTTCTGGTCTCCCAGAAATCATAATTAAGTCGTCTATTTGGTGTGCGATCTCATGGTCTAAAACACTTCGGATAGTTTCGCACCCCTCCGGGTGGAATTTCATTTTTACGCAGTAACGGAGTTCTTGGACTAATTCCTCTGCCGAACCAACAGCAGCATTGACCGTAATGCCCCTGCCAATTTTATACCTGTAGGATTGCGCGATTACATTTTTAGACACTCGTGGCACCCGTTTGTTGGCCTGTTGCTTGGCAAAATCAAGAAGCCGTTTTTCTGTTACTCCGGGGTTCCTGGCCCGTAATTCTGGCATGATTGTTTCGATGTATTTCTTCTTGATGTATCGGTTCCGCTCCTGGCAGGTCCCTACAAAATCAAAATTATCTAGTAGCTCTGGAAATTTTTTAAGATTATCCGCCAGGCCTCCGTTCCATGCGTTTGCAATCTCAATATCCACGCCCTTGTACCCTGCATGTGGCACCTTTAGGATTTTTTCGGCGTAGGTATTTGCGTCTTTAATTGAGCTAGCTTGCCGAATCTGCTCCTCCTGCTTAATTATATCACGATTTTGTGTGTCCTGTGTATTTTCAGTGGGTAAATCCACAACCGGTATGTAGGTACACCGGCAATTGGGGTGCACCGGCAGGATCGGCGCCTTGTCGATCGGATACTCTTTTCCGTGCAGCACCCCACACTCAGGGCATGTCCTCTCGTCCTCCGCCGCCCAGAACTGGACCTTTTTGACGCCGCTATCCTTGTAGGCCTTTAGGGCGCTGTCATTGAGGTAGTGGATGGTTTCGGTGCGGGCAAGCCTCAAAGCGTTTTTGTACCCCAATTGCATTTTCCCGTCTATCTGCCGTGCCAGCTCTCCAACACCCAGGCCTTGCACCAGCCCGCGGGTCAATATCTCATTGAGCGCAAAGGTAAGTGACGCTTTATCCCGCCAGATGCGGTCACTAAAATCAGCACCGGACCAGGGATATTTCAGCGCTTTTTCCACCGCCTTTTTGTTGACGGTGGTGAACGCTCTGTCTGTCAGCTCAGCCCGCAGCGTCTCGTAGTTGGTCTGGTATGCCTCTATTAATACCTCGCCCAGCTGCTGTTTTTCCGCCTCTTTAAGCTGGTCTACAGTCTTTTGAATGTTTGCCTTAATGGCCTTTAGTCTCTTGATCGTGTATCCATCAGTCAGCGATAGCTTACCGCTCTGGCTCTTTTTGAGCAGCTGCATAAGCTGGGCGTCTATATCTCTTTGGGCCTTGCTGTAAACATCCTGCAGAGCCCTACACTCATCCACAGCAGTATTGTATGCGTCCCACGTATGGGCCGCCGTACGGTCAGCCCAATACTCAGCACTACTCCTGCTGGGCATTATTCGTTACCGGAGCCTTGTTGTATAGGCGCTGCTCCTCGTCTTCTTGCTCCTCCGCCATGTCCGACATCTCTTGTTCGGCGTCCTGTACCCATGGATGATGGGAGATTGCCGTTTTACGACTGATGATCGCGGTGGACGCCGCCACATTTTGGATGGCCTCACTCTCGTTGACCATAACCGATCGGTTAAAGATGATCTCCACCGGCTCTTTGGGCACAGCTTTGCCAGTCAGCGATAGGTAGGTATCCACAAACTCCAGAAGCTTTCGAAAGGCAGTCTTGAGGGATTTTTCCAGTTTATTGCATTTGAGGTCAAGCCCTGAGTACAAAAATTTAAGGGCCACACCTGACGGCGCGGTCCCGATATCATCCAAATTTTTGTTGACTCCCTGCCCAAACTCCAATATATCCCGCTTGAGTTGGGCGAAGTGGGTGTCATACCCGCCCAGGTCTATGCTGGGGCTTATCGCCTCTACACCGCCCTCAGTGGCGTCATCCACGTTGATGGCATTGTAGTGTGCGATCTTGCCTGCAAGCTTGTGCAGGTCCTCCTCACCATATCCCTTAAGCACCCACACCAGCCGTCGGGCGACGTCCAAAAAGTTGGAGTTCTCTGAGCGCTTGTCGTCGTAGTCGTCAATAAGACTCTTGACAAATTTGATGTCCGGGTACTCATAACTGTTGTTTTTAACAGCTATAAAGGGGATGGTCCCCCAACTTGTAGGCGCACCGCTCTTGCCTCGTTTGAGATAAGGCGTGGGGAAATCCTTGTAATTGGTGTTTGCTGCCAGCGCCCCGCCCCGCAGATCGTAGTGGTACACACCATCGAATGTATAGAGATCAACACGCTTGATATTCTCCTTTCGAGACCCGATATACTCAGTCTGCTCGTAGGTACGTATGACCGCCTGCAGTTGCGTGTGGTCGTCGTCTGACCAGATGGGCACGATCTGCTGAGCTGGGAATACCAACGTCTTAAACTCACCCTGCTCGTTGATGTACACATACAGCCAGCCAATGCCCTTGTTGCTGGCTTCCTCACAGAGTGTCTCAAGCCGCTGCTCGAAAAACGGCTGCCCGAGGGTCTCGCGTATTAGCTCTATGTACGCCTCGTTGTCGCATTTGATAGTCGGCTCTTTGGCAAGTAGATAGGCCACCTTGTCATCCACCAAGTTGTGCATAAAACTGTGCACAAGCTTATTATTGATGGCGTCCTCATCCACTACTCGCTGCTCTTTGGCGTCGTATTTGTACTTTTGTTTTCTGGCGATAGCCTCGTTGTCGCCCAGGTAATATCGCTCGCCCGTTATCATCCAATGGTATTTGGGGGAGCGCTCAAAAGTGCCAACCTCCTCCATAATGATTTGTCGGTCGTCCAGTCCGTTATTTTTGAGCTGTTGCGCCCAGTTTATGGTGGGCGCCAATAATCCTACTCCTGTTGCCATTGCTTCCCCCTATAACCGTGGCGCATAGATCACAGCGCTCACAAAATAGCGTATATCGTCCATACAGTGGTCATTGGTCTTGATGGGCTTATCCTCGCCTCGCTGGGCCGCCTTGTCGTCCCAAGCGTAGGTATAAAACTCCTTGCGGCTGTGCTGGCAGCAGGCGCATATTTTGACCTTGTCACCTGAAAGCGCGGTTGCAACCCGCGTTATGCCCTTGATAACATCGTTGTTGGCCTTACGCACCCTGTACGGCGTGCGCTGCCGTATAGCTGCGATAAGCGGTGCTGCTGACGGGTCCACTATGACCTGCGTTATCGGTAAGTCTCCCGCAAAAGCCATCAAATCATCCGCGTACTGTTCCGGTGTCTTTTGTCTTTGTTTATCCCTGCCGCTGTAGTAGTACTCTTTGATGCGATACCAGACGCCCTTACAAAGGCCCCACAGTCCGAACGTAGTCGGGTTGTAGGTACCAAAATCGCAGCTGATGTAGTACTTGCTGTATCCGCGCGGCTCGTCCGGCACGACATGTACCGCCTCGTCAAAGCAGTCGTAGATGAGGCCCTCGGCCACCGCCCACTCGCCCAGGATATAGCGCCGGTAAAATACGCCGGTGTACTGGCGCGCAAACCGCTGGCGGATATGCTCAGACAGAGACAGATTGTCATCCATGGTAAAGTGTAGGTGCAACACGTGCTTGCCAGCGGCCTTGTCTATCCACTCGGTTTTAAACCAGTGATAGGGGCCCGCCGGGTTGCAGTTAAACCACCACTTAGATCTATCCACCGAGCAGCGGGCGGTGGCCTGGTTGACAAAACTCTCCGGCATGAGGGCCACCTCGTCAAAGTAGGCCCCTGCTAGGGTAATACCCTGTATCAGGTCCTGGCTGCGCTCGTCCTTGCCGCCAAACAGATAGTAGTAGTTGCTGACAGCCTCGCGGGAGACGATCACCAGATTATCAGCTCGCCTGTCCTCGATCTGGTAGCCGTGCTTTGGCAGTATCAGTTTGAGTGTCGGTAGGACATTGCGTCGAAAGCTGCCTATGGTCTTTCCGCACATGGCAAAGTTTTGGCCGTCGAATTGCGTCATCGACCAAAAAACAAAAGACAGGCTCATGGGGAGGGTCTTGCCCGCCCTGATGGACCCGTCTGCGATAATACCGTCATAGTCTCTGACTGGCGATCCATCTGTCCACCAGTTAAGTAGTTGCCGCTGCTTGCGTGAAAATGGGGCGAACTTAAACACAGCTACTCACCCCAGTCATCGGCAGCTGCCCCGGCCAATGCGTCCACAAGCCCATCGTCCTCCTGCTCTACCGGTTTGCCGTACTTGCCTTTGAGCTCAAAAAACAGCCGTATCGCCTGCGTATCTCCGCCACAGCACTTGCGTACCAGCGCTTTCCAGATGCCAGAGAGCTCGCTGTCGGTAAACTTATCGATCAACTCGTTGAGGTAAGCCCTAAACGCCTGTCTATCCATCCAGCGGTAAAAGGTGGTGCGCGAAATGTCGATCGTTTTACACAGATCAGTCACTGTACCGGTGAAATCCGGGTTGGCCAACATCTCCGCCGCCTGCCTCTGTTTAGGGCTCAAGCCCGATTTGTCCTGTTTTGCCACGCACCACCCTCCTTTCTTCTACCCCGATCCCATCCCTCTGCCGTATATGCGTATCGCGTGCGGCAGCACACCCGTTTTGCAATAAGAAAAGCCCTGCACTTTTGTGCAAGGCTCTCATATGCTTTTCTCATGAAAAAGATGAACAATCGTTGCTGACTTTTTCGGATAGCCCGCAAGGCGGACAAGGTGATGCCAGGATAGCATCTACCTATCTATGCGGCCTATCTGCACCATGATATGCCATATGTCTTCTGTCTGACACATGGTGTCTCCTGTGTTAAACAAAAGAGCCTACACGAAATGTGTAAGCTCTCAATATATCGTCCTCCACTGGGTCACATCGTTGAGAGGTGCGGGAGGTCCTGTTCACTTCCTGCGTCTCGGCGGTCCGCCTATGGTGCGGTGTCTACTACGCAGGATAACTTTACTGCAGTCCGCTTTCGCGCACTACTTTACGTTACCATTTTACTACTCTCGGACTATGCAATGCTATGCAGTCTTTCGGTAGCCTCTTTCTGTAAATCACATATGCGCCGAACAGAGTAGTCCATTTGCTCGGCTGTCTCCTCAATCGTCAGCCCCTCTATGTACCGCAGCCGTAGCACCTGCCTGTGTCTGCTGTCCGGTAGCTTGTTGATCTCGCGCTCTAGGCTGTCTGCTAGGTCCAGTAGTTGATCTCTGCGGATTGATCTCTCTGATAATTTGTGTGATATCTCTAGGCTGTACCTGTGTGCCTCGGTAGCCGTTAGGTCTATCCCCGATACAGTCACGCACCCCTCAGTATACGGATACTCCCGAGCAGATGCCTTGACTACATCAGTCGCATGAGGCATGGCCTCACGCAGCCGCTCTATCTCCGCTGTAAGCTGTGTTATCTCTCTGCGCAGGTGTGGCAGCTGAGCCAGTTGAGCTGCTATATCAGGCATTGAGCACCTCCTCTATCATCTTGGCTCCGCAGTTGGGGCAGTAGTTCAGGCTATGGCCCGGCTTGTGTCCACCGTCATAGCACAATGCGTTTCTTGTGTTCCACCATCCGCACACCGAACATTTATCGTGAGAATAGGCGGGCCATCTAGGATTTTTCACACTCTCCCACCGCCCATGCGGCCGCAGGTCTTTGAGATCGACGGTGGGGCAATTGTCAAGCAGAGCATGTGGTAGTTCGATTGGTTCAACGTTCAAATTATTTCTATCTTCTGCCGTTTTTGCCCCACCCCAAAAATATTCTCCACTCTCTACCACGTAGCAATCAGGTGTGACAATCTCTCCGCTTTCCGCTTGGATTACAGTGCTGTACTCGGTTTTAAACGCTAAACAGCCATCATACATAAGCAGCCCAACCGGGGCGTCAATCAGTCTCATTGTTCCGTCTCCCTCTCCAACTCCGCATAAAGCATGATGTATGTATATCGGTCATCACTTTGCGCCTTGGGAACTAGGACCGTTCGCTTTTTCAGTTTCCAGCCCTCTGCAATGGCCATATTGACCATACTGTCAAAGTTGTCTCTGTTGTCCAACCTGAACACAATCGTTTTAATCTGCTTCATTCTCGGTGCCCTCCATTGGCTCGTTCCAGCAGTCTACGCAATGCGGGTCTTTTTCGCATTGTCCCCCATAAACATATACACGACACATTTTGGGGGCTCCATATTCATCTTTTGGAGCTTTCGGGAAATGCTCAAAAAAATCCTGTGCATACGTCTTTTGCGGGTGCTTTGCTTCCCACTGTCTAACAATTTCTTCAGCTTTTTCTGGGTCTTTCATTTCAAAATCTCCACAAAAGCAGCCTAACCCGTTCTTTATCTGGCTAAGAGCGCAATCAGAGCAGCTCATATCACAATAGCTCTCTTCTAAATTGTAGTTAACCATCCTGCGCTTGATTTTCATGTATTCCTGAAATTCCATCATTGTACCTCCATAATCCAAATCTGCTTGTCCTGCACGCCCCACTCCAGGGCCTCTCCATGCGTCTCAACCGCCATATCTATGCGCCGCCCCTGTATCGCTCCACCGGTGTCCTGTGCTTGTCGCCAGCCTACACCGTCGATGTACAGCCAGCTGCCCAGTGGGATCACATCAGGGTCTACCGCTACCGTAAGCCCAGCTTGTACCGGTATGCCTGTGTATGTATAGGTGCTGCCACCGCATATGTGCGGGTACTGCTCGGTGCAGTAGGCGACTACCTCAAATTGGCCTATCGGCTGTAGCATGGAAAGCGCAGCGGACACGATCAGGGCGGCCAGTGTGTTAAGCATCTTGTGTCAACCTGTGCGCCAGTCTTTCCAGTTTTCTGCGCTCCCAGTCGCGCGGCTTTCCAAACAGGATATACAGCTGATCCAGCATGATCTGTACATCTGCCATCTCTTCGCGCACATGGTATGCTGCGTCTATTTCCGCCACAGTACCATCTCGCCTTGTATATTTGAGCAGTGCCTGTGCTAGTTCCGCACACTCTTCTGCTGCCACCAGGATCTGCGCCCTATGCCCATATACGTTCAGGGCATTCCGCAGAATTACTTCACGCTCCATGTCGTCTTCCCTCCATCTGGTGATCATAGATAACCTGCATAATATGCCGATATGGCCGACATTTTCGCACCTCATCGTCTACTATGTACCCATCACGCTTGCATCGCTGTTCTATCATCTCAATCGAGACGCCGTCGTCAAACATCTGGACAATGCGACGGTCTGTCATCGGATCATGTTTCTTCATTCGCTTCACGTCCTCTTATTTCAGCTAAGACGGCCTGATAAGTCACGTCCTCACCCAGTAATTTGCCCAGGCTATGAGTAGCAGTTGTGAAGAGTTCTTTATATGACACACCACAGCGCACACCCTTTAGGATCTTCGACAAGTCATCTCCTGCCGCAAGGATATTAAACTGATATTGCTTATAGCTGGCTATTTGCTGCATATGCCTGCATCTGGCCAAACGATAGCTGTTTTGCAGCATTTTTCGCTCCTTACTAGCGCGATCCCGCAGAACATTCCCAGCACGCAGGTCAGTATATAGACTGCGCAAGGCCAAGAAGCACATCTGGTCTTCTAAATCTCCATCAGGCATTGGCGCGTTTTGACTGGCGCCCAATTCCAGTAGGCGGAAATCCTTGCGATATGTCAGATCATTATTCACATGTACATCCTCCTTTCTGTGTAAACTGTGTACCTGTGTGTAAATAAAGGTTACACGCTTTTTTTGGCTTATCTATGCGGTTTATAGATGTTTGTGTAAATGTGTAACCATTTCCGATGTACACTAACGCGCGAGAGTGTTTTTTCTGCAAGTGTGCAGATTTTTTTATTTTCTATATAGGGACCCTTTAAAAAGGTCATACAGGTTACACATTTACACAACCGCATAACCATGCGGTTTTTCGGCCCCCTAAGGTTACACAAAGGTTATACACGGTTACACATCTGGCAATAATTCGTCGGTTTCGGGCGCTTCTGCCGGCAAGATCAGCACCACACAGTTGCACGGAGCTCGATTTATACGCTTGGTCATGGTGTAGCCTTTTTCGCGGGTCTGGATCTTTTTATCCTGTTTAGCCCAGCTTAAAAACGCCTGAGGATTAAATCCCTGCTCTTGGCAAATACGGTTAAAGACGCTGCGTACGATGTAAGCGTGTCCGCGATCAATAGCGCCCCACACCTCATTTTGGTCGCTCTCCCCGCAAAAGCGGTGCCGGTTTTGCACCACATATTCACAGAGGAAGTCATAGCAGCGGCCATTGACATCCACACTGGCTCTAGTGCGTAAAAATTCGGCGATATCAGCCAGAGTCAGGGCTTTGTCGTCAGTAAATATCCATCTGGTCGCCAGCTCGTCAGCGGTCAATAATAGAGCAGCAGCCATGGCCTGTTTCTCGGTGGTATCGCTCTGCTGAAGCTGAACTAAATACCTGGAAAAGAGGCGTTCTGCCTCCTGTATACCAGCCTCATCCAGTTGCTGTACAAATAGCGGACCGGCAAATCCATAGTTTCGCTTTACCGCGTTGGCTGTGCCGCGTGGATCTCTAAATAGCTTTTCTCGGCACTCTACCTCTACAATACGGTTGACGGCGCCACCACCGGATGAGGCGCTGGTGATCGGCATCTCACCAGAGGTAAGGATGCAGTTCTGCCAGGTGGGGGTCTTGTCTGTGCCACCCTGCCGGTTTCCCCGGGTGCGGCCCACTCCCTCAGATAGCATATAGATATCTTTATCGAACTCTTTCTTGTCCTTGGCGATCTGCAACTCATCCAGTATCAGCGGCAAGCTGTTGCAAAACGCCGCCGAGCGCTCGCGGCCCACCGCAGTTGAGTTGAATGTGTGTATGTACCGCCCCATCTCCGGACAGGCCCAAACACTGGCCGCCAACATCAGCCCTACCGTTTTGCCGCTCTCAGTGCCGCCCCACAGGTGTACGAAAAAGGGAAGGCAACCCAGCGGACCGACAAGTACGCTGGCAAAAGATGCCGCGAGCACGATACGGGCGGTAATGCTGTCCTGAACCCGTGCTTTACGGGCAATATCCAGCCAAGTGTCAAAGCTGCCGGCAGTACGTACGCTCTCAAAATAGGCGCGAAAATTAGCATCCCCATCAAATACCAGGTTGTCCACATAGGGGGAAAAGCCTTCTCCAGAGATCCAGCCCAACCGGCCGACACTCTGCTTTTCGGGGATCATGTCATAGTTTAGTCCCTCGATATCATGTAGGTAGCGCACCATATAGGCGGCGTTTTCGGAGGTCACCGCCACACCTACATTGGCCAGTTCTAAAATGCTCTGTCTGCTGGCCAGAGTGCGTTTGTCTGCTGTGGTATGGCGCCACTGTCTGCCCTTGCGAAAGGCCAGCACCAGCTTTTCAACCCCCGTGTCAATATTGCATAGGCGCATGACCGGTAGGATGGGGTGATTGCACGCCACGATCTCCCGATAGTCCTCGTCTATGCTCACCCCGTACTCATCAGCCCGCCAGGGGCCTGTCGTGAGCTCTATCTCCTGTCCTTCGAATTGGGTAACAGACATAGCATATACGGGTTGGCTAAGTGCTCGCTGTTTTTTCACATACTCACCAAAGGCTTTTTTAAAGCCGGTGACCCGCACTTTACGCGCCTGCTCACTGACCCGTTGGGTCATGCGCTCCAACACAAATTTGTCGTCAAAAAATTGGTACAGGAACTCATAAGGAGCGGTGCCCTCTAGAAAATCTTCCCGTGTGAATGCCGGGACCTGAATCACCTCCACCTGTTAAGGCCTCCCATCTGTCAAAATTTTCAAACATTTCTAGCCAAAGACCTACAGCCGGGATCCGGTGAAAAGCAAATGCCCATTCTTGAGGAAGCTCCGGAGGTTGGCCGGATCCGTCCCATGTGGGGCGGCATGACTCTGTCATTCGATTCAGCCCCCGAAATTCGGCTAAATAAGCTGCTGTCTGCTGCTGGTAAAGCAGTTTGTCACGCTCCAGCTTTTGTAGCTCTAAGGCCCGTTTTTCTGCGGCTGCTTTGGCCCTGCGGCGCTCTTCTGGGGTGCCTCTGCCACGCAGTAACCCCAGCGAAAAGTCTTCATCCAATCGCACTAGAGCCTGACTATAACTGATGCCAAAGAGCTGCATCACCAGATCGATAACCGACCCATGTGCACCACATACAAAGCAGATAAATCGGTCTTGTGTATAGGCAAAGTTCTTGTGTTCACCGCGATGGATGGGGCACGGAATGCGTCCCTTAGGCGATAGCTCCACTCCGTAATAGGACAAAGCCTGCGGGATGCTCACGCGATCTTTTATGATGTCTGCGGCATTCATGTAAACCCCCCTTCCAATCTCTGCCGAGCCCAATAATAGAGAATCCCATACAGGATCCTCCCGCTTTCTTGCGGTCGACAGAACACCACCGTGATACCGTATTTTGCCTGCCAGGATAACAGGCTGGCTGCCAGTGCTTTGGGAGACAGTTGGCTGCGGTATCTGTGGTCAAAGATATCTTGCCAAGTGGCGTTTTCTATGAGTAGGAATACCTTGACCCCGGAGGCGCGAGCGCGCAAGAACTCGGCTTCAAACCGGCGGCGGTCCGCCGTAAAGTTTCCCGCGATCTCGTCAATGTTGGCTTTGCGCTCGATGACAACCTCATCCTGTAGGCTGTAAAAACCACCTGTTCCATCAGGTATCAGGGCAGTGTAGTCTCCAAAATCCAGTTTTCCACGCTGTACAGCGATTTTTTTACCGGCCAAGGATGACTCCACATGTTCCCATACCTGTTCTCGCGTATCTGCTAGGATCTCGAGCCTTTTCAGGCGGTCTTTGATCTCTTTTTCACTGTATCGTCTGCGCATGATCAAAAAGGCAGGTCATCATCGTCGAGATCTACCTGGGAAAAGTCGGACACCTGTTGCCGTTGCGGGGCTTCTCCCTGCCATTCGGGCAGATCCGCTTGTCTCTGGGGAGAGATAAAGCGGCGCACCTTCATGTAGCCGTTGTCGTCCTCGATGAGCTTGGCGGCGCCCATGGCTCCGATCCAGCCCAGGATCTCATTGTCCCCCTCAGCGATCTTGAAGCTGTCTTTTAGCTCGGTGAGGTTGCGGTTAAACCACTGATTCTTCACGATATAATGCTTGATGGTGATGTCTGAACCGTTGGGCTTTACGGATACGATCAGCATAGGGTTGCCACTGGTGCGACTGACTGCCTCTTGCACTTCGGTGATGACCACACGGTAGTCGCCCGGGGTCAGGTGGTGATACTCTTCTCTTTTGTAGCCGTCAAAAATGCTCATTTATATTCCTCCACTTAATGGTGTGAAAAATCAAATTGTATATGTCTTTCAGCTGATCTAATCAGATATCTCATCCATATGAGTAGCTTGCATGTCGGCCAGATGTAGAGCCAGTGCCAGAGGATACTTGTCAAAAGCCGCTGACTGGGCATAACTGCCGCCCTTTACTGCCTCATCGTAGCCGCCCATGTGCCAGCGGATCGCCACTGCTTCTTCTGTAGACAGCCGGATAAACCGCTCGATGAGGAATACCGACTTCTCGCCGTGGCCATAGGGGAACTGATCTTCGACCTGATAAAAGGGGGCCTTTTCCCACTTGCCGGTCTGCTCATTTTTTACATTGCGGGTGCTCACTTTATAGAAATTGGCCTTACACAAGTCGTGCAACAGCGCACAGATAGCAATACTTTCTTCTCGTTGCGCGTGAGCCTTTATATCTTCTGCCAGCTCAGCGCGCAGTCGCTGATACACATGGACACTGTGTTCGCACAAGCCGCCCGGATAGGAGCCATGAAAACGCGTCGAGGCTGGTGCTGTAAAAAAATCGGTCGTTTCCAACCAGGCTAAAAGCTTGTCCGCTCCGGTCCTGGCAATATGCGTGCGATAGATCTGTAAAAACTCCTGTTTAAACTCGCTCATCGTGCCCTCCAATTTTTAAAATAGATTTCTGACAGTTGGCTGTGATCCAGATAGTGTAGAAAATCCACTATCGTTTCTTCTATGGGTGGTGTGTCCTGACGCGTATAGCGTTCTTGATAGAGGTCATGCCCATCACTTACTAAGTAGGTAAATCCTGCAGCTTCCGGGCACAGGGCCAAATACATGGGGTGCTGTGGACTATCTAAATACTTGCCCGACCGGTAGCGATGAGAGAATTTGATATCGTATATTTCGCCAGCTTTCAGCACATCCAGTCGACCGTATAATAGTAGCGGCACACCGGATACCTGCCGCCGGCAGGAGAGTGGCACTTGCATGGCCCCGCCCTGCACAACTTGTGCCACCTGCTCGACACCGGCAGCCCATTTGTGCTTATCCGTTGAGCTGGTACTGGCACATTTGGCGGTCACCAGATCCTCGAAATCAATACCGTCCTGCATGGCTTTCGACCGTCCGGCCGGCTCACGCCGTAGGACTCTCAAAAAGTCCTGATGGGCTCGCTCTGTATCAGCGGCTCGATATTGCCAAAGCCAGGCCTGCAGCAGCGATTGCGTGAGCAGATACCTAGTTCTTGGACACATAACAGCCAGCCTCTTTGTCCCAGCGCAGACCCAATTCTTTTACCCGTGCAGAAAGCCGGGAAGAAGCCTCTTTTTGGCTGGTCAGATGGTGCTCCATATGCCGTAACAGCTCAGCTGCCTGTGTTGCGCTGTCGGCATCCTGTACAGCACTCAGCACTTTCTCGATCTGTGCCATGGTCTGTTGGTAGGCATCCTGCTGACCAGCTACTTGATCAGCCTCAGCTTGTATGTAGTCACGGGCGCGGGCAAACAGCTTTGTTAAAAAGTCGTTGGGCGTTCCCTCATCCAGCTTGGGCATTTTGATCAGGCCCTGCACTCCATAACAGCCTTTGGCAAAATACTGTTCGGTGGGCGAAAATCCCAGCACCCGGTCATCTCCGACCATCTGCAAAAAACACCCCAGATCGCAGGGTTGCCACACGATATCGCGGGCAGCGCCTTCGCATAAGAGTCTCTGGCGGGTTACATCGCCGTCACGCTGCTCCACTGTATGGAACACATAGATGATATTTTTGTTCTGGACATACTTTAGCTGGTTGGTAAAACGGACAAATTCCGCTTTTACGGCGCCAAATCCTTTCAGGGAGATCGCACCATTCTTCTGCCGGTTAAGCGTGGGATTTTGGCGCATAGCCCAGTCCTGCAGAAAGGTGACGAAGCTACCGCCGGTATCGATCACGACGGTCTGACAGCGCTGTACAGTAGGGCTCTGCATATCCTGTAGTACCTCTTCGTAGGTCTCGGCCTCGATGGTAAGCTTACGGTGTGCGGCCCGGACGCGGGACACTCCCTTATCAAAGTCGATGAGTACCGGGTTGGGGGCAGACAGCGCCAGTGTAGTCTTACCGGTGCCAGGGCTGCCGCTGATGATCATGGAAAAGCGCTTATTGGTAAAATCCATCTCTGATGGCTGAATGATTGCCATTTTAGTTCTCCTTTCCTCTCGCGATCTTCATAGATCCTCTTGCAGGTGCTTTGGTTTAGTGCGGCCAGTATGGACCATCCAAGCAGCAAAATCAGCCAGATCGCTCTTTATGTACTCTTCTATGTCTTCTGCGCACGCTTCTCCGTATATCGCTACGTCCACGCAGTCCGCACAGTACGGGTGATTGCCCAGCAAATATGCCGCGGGTGCGCCACAGCATATACAGGTAGGCGGCGCATAGATGCTGTTCGAATTGGGGCATTTGAGATCACAGGGACTATGCCGGCAGATATCACACATCTGTCTCATTCTCCTCTAAGGCACGGATGGTCTGCACAGCCTCCTGGATAATATCGATATAGACATCCGCCTCTCGTCCCAATGTGCGTCCTATGAGTAGATCTGACATCAATTCGATGCGTTCTAATAACACAAAAGATTTTTCACTCATGACGTGTGCCTCCTATTTGACAAACCGGTCGATCGGTTGTACATTATGGTTGCAGATTCTATTTTTGGGCCCGTCCTCAGTGTTGCAGCACTGGGGGCGGTCTCTTTTTTGCTTGTGATTTAGCTGACTGTACCAGTGGTACTCTACTGAAACTACTAGGCCCAAAAGACAAATAAGTCCGGCAAAGAGTGACTGAGCCGGTGAGATTCCACCGCCATCAGACATAGCAGCCGTTAGAAAAAGCCCGAGTGCCGACAGCGTACCGGCTATTTTATGTATCATGCAGCCACCTCCTTTCATAAGCCACTCACGCACATGCTTAGCCGATACCAAAGCCAAAACTGTGTGGAGGGGATTTTGTAAATGCCGTTGCGACCACCCTGCATAGGTTTTGCTACACCGAATGGACAGTGGCCAGAGGATAAAACCTTTTTAAAAGCATCCTTGTCCATCCCCAAAAATTGCGCTGCAGCCTCTGCGGGAATGAGCCGGGGATATCGAGTAATAAGCTCGTCCAGTTTTTGCAGATCCTCGATTACTGAGGCTGGCGCTTGTAGCAGTGACTGCACAGCGTGTTGATAAGTATTTGCGCCCACGACGTTTCCTCCTTTCGATTTTTTGTTAAATGCTTTACTGTCCGGTTTAACGGATAGTTTCTGTGCTATCATCTAGCTGTAGGATACGGTTGATGCTGGCGACAATCTTGGGAGCTGTGCGCTGGCCGGTGAAAATTTTATATAGATATGCGGTATCAACATATAACCCAGTATCCTTACGAATATTTTCAGCAAGCCAAGTTTGTGATGCTCCTTTCTCGATGAGTTTTGTTTTTACGCACAACCCGTACGGCGTCAATTTGCTCATTCCGACAAAAATCCTCCTTTCTATAGTTTCTAATTGACAAGTACTCAAACATGTACTATAGTGTAGTTGTCACACTACCATAGTTACTCTTTGGAGTACGTCCTTGATTGCATTATAGTACCTTTGCAGGTACGTGTCAATGCAATTGCGTACCCCATAGTGTACTTCTGCCTAGTGCACAAAAATGAGGTAATATAAATGAGCAATTTGTATGAATGTATTATGAAGCTGTGTGCGGACAAGGGAATATCAGGGTATAAAATGTGTGCCGACACAGGAATAAGCAGAGGCTTGCTTACAGACTTAAAGGCAGGCAGAAAAAAGACAATTACGACAGGGACAGCACAAAAAATCGCTGATTACTTTGGAGTGTCTGTTGACTATCTACTAGGCAACGGAACAGAAAAAGCGCCCACCCTTACAAAAAAGGATGAGCGCGATATAGCCCGTCAGCTCGAGACATTGAGTCAATCGTTGGAGAGCGGGGAGGGGCTGATGTTTGATGGGGATCCACTCAGTGATGAAGCGCGTGAATCGATCCTACAGGCCATGAAATTGGGGCTAGAGGCCGCAAAACTGCGGAACAAGGAAAAGTATACCCCTAAGAAATATAAGAAGGGATAGAATGAAAATCAAGCAACTGGCAGATCAAATAGCTGCCAAATACCGTACCAGGGACCCTTATGAGCTGGCCCGGGCGCTTGATGTCATCGTCATTGACACACCGCTACAAGGTGTGCGCGGTTTTTGCCACCGCATCTCGCGGTGCAAGATCATCTATATAGATAATAGTTTAGACGACTGGCAACGTCGCATTGTGTGTGCGCACGAGCTAGGCCATCTGCTTATGCACAAGGATCTAAACCGTATCTATATGGATAACCACACATACCTGCTATCAAGCCGGTATGAGCGCGAGGCTGACAAGTTCGCTGTGTGCTATTTGTACGACGATGACTACATCCAGCAGCTACAACTAGGCACAGTACAGCAGGCGTCTGCCGCAATGGGTGTGCCCGAGCCGTTAGCTGAGTATAGGATGCTTTGCACACCGCCTACACTTTTTCAAGACACAATAAAAGACCAGCCAACAGCTGCCACTGTTGACTGGCCCAAGAGCATGTAAATGGATCCCACCACTTACGGGAATATCTTACCACACCAAAAAGGTGTAAGTAAAGGATAGGAAGTGTGCAAAATGGGGTTTCGATTTCGTAAGAGTATTAATTTAGGGGGTGGTTTCCGCATCAATTTAAGTAAGTCTGGTGTAGGATACAGTTGGGGTGTGCCTGGATACCGCACAACTCACTCTGCGAATGGGAAAAAGAGAAAAACATATTCAATACCTGGCACTGGATTGTCATATACGCAAACATCAGGTGGAAAAGCGTCCGCGCCTAAGGGCGGTCTGACTCATAGACCCACAGTCACACAGACTCTAGATTATAGGGATGTTGACTCTTCTGATATAGCAGATTTACAGCCTACAGATTTAACCACACTTTTAAAAAGATTGAATGACTCCATAAAATATAATAAATATACTACTATTTGCATTATTGTTTCTGCCATTTTTAGCTGTGCCTATCCAGTAATTTTGATTTTATTGGCCCTTTCCGTTGGTGCAAAATTATGGGTTAAAAGTTGTTTTACTCCGAAATTGCAATATGATATGGACGAGAGTTTCTGGAAAAAATACAATGATGAAATCGTAAGTAAATGGATGCTTTTAAAGACTACTCAAGATTTAGAACTAAATAAGCAAGTAGCAGAAACCAGTGATACAAAACATCATTCAGGAGCTAGCACAATACTCAAGACGGAACGTGCAACGATTGCAAGGCGTTCATACTTTCCGATAAAGACTAATATACAGCCAGTTCTGTTGACTTGTGGTAAAGAGCAGTATTATTTTATGCCAGATGTCCTTTTGGTGAAAAGGAAGGGGGCTTTTGGCGCTATCCAGTACAATGATTTGTCCTGTCAAACATATGACAAAGGTCTTATTCAAGAATCTCCTAGTCCAAAGGATAGCGAGATCATCTCCTATACTTGGCGTTATGTGAACAAGAGCGGAGGCCCAGACAAGCGCTTTCAAAATAATTATCAAATACCAAAGTATAGGTATGGACATATCGTTTTTTCTGGGCCTAATGGGTTTGAGCTTCATATTATGTGTTCTAATCATACGTTAATCAAACAATTTGAGTAGAAATAAAAACCTGCCCAGCGCTTGCAACACTGAACAGGCTCTCGAAATTACGGTAGACTTCTCTCCAAAAAATCTACACTTATATGATACCACATAAAATATGTACGCGCAAGGTGAACTTTTAATCAAAAATATAAGCCAGCATATAGCTGCAAACTATACACTGGCTCGAGTAAGGGTAGATGATCTTGACGGACAATCTACCCTCTTATAATACCACAGCTTTATAGGAGGGGCAATCATGGCGCGAAAAAAAGCCACTGCAAGAGAGAAAAAGCAGAAGCTAATAGAGATCAAACGCAAGGTAGGGGAGAGGCCAGACGGATCAGCGATTAGAAAGTCATTTTACGGCCACACAAAAAGGGAAGCCGAGCAAGCATATGAAACATATAAGCTGGACCTGGCCAACGATATGCCCGTAGTAGATACGACCACCACAGTGACAGAATGGGCGCCGCTTTGGCTGAAAACGTATATATTAGGGACTGTGAAAGATAATACATACGCCAATAACTACGAGATACCTATCAGAAGGCACATCCTCCCGTACTTTAAGGATAAACCGATGTCTTCGATCAAATCTGTGGATATTCAGGCATTTCTAGACCATGCGCTAAAAAAGGTCGAGCCCGGATACGTTGGCAAAATGCGATCGCTACTCGATGGCATGTTTGAGACGGCTGTTGAAAACAGGATTTGCCTGCAAAATCCAGTAACGCGCAGCGTTAAGGTTAAAAAGAAAGTGTCTCGTAAAAAAGATGGGCCCGCATTCTACACAGCGGAGCAGATAGGTTTGATTATTGACTACGCGAAGACACATAAGAACGGGCTGTGCATACTGATACTGCTCGTGTGTGGTGTGTCCCGCAGCGAACTATTAGGGTTAAAGTGGACGGATATCACAAGCGATAGAGTGATGCATATCCGCAGGGGAGTGGTCGACCAAAAAAATGCCTCGACAGGGAAGTGGGAAGTATACGTTGGCAACGACGAACTGAAAAATGAGTTCAGATCAAGAGATTATCCTTTGCCAGACTGGTTATACAAAATGATCTTACAAAAGCCTAAGATGATCTATTTAGGCGGTAGTGTGCGAAATAAAACACCGTTAAAGGCGGTAAATACAGAATTTATTTTTCATAACGCAAAAGGCAGCGTGCAAAGTCCCCATAACTGGACTTATTATGTGTATCAACCATTTATGCGCGAAATGGTTGAGTACTATGCGAGCAAAAAAGTAGACATGCCGCTGCTGTCTGCACACAAGCTACGCCACTCGGCCGCTTCCTATTGGGCAAACGCAGGTATGAGCCTTTTTGCCATTTCAAAGCTTGGTGGATGGAGCGACTTAAAGATGCTTTCCAAGGTGTATGGACATGGTGATATCGATATGCTGAGGGCAGAGCTAAACCGAGTACAAAAGGTAGATGGGCAGTCATAA